CGATCCCACCACCGTGATGATCCTCGATGCCTACATCCGCACCGACGGCGTCGACCGGCCCATCATGCCCGTCAGCCGCACGGAATATGCATCGTACTCTACAAAAAGCATTCAGGGCTTCCCGACTGTGTTCTGGTTCGACCGGCTGACCGCTCCGACCGTCACGCTCTGGCCGGTGCCAGCTGAGACTGGTGCCCAGACCCTTCGGTACTATCGCGTTCGGCGCATTCAGGACGCCAATCTGACCAACGGGCAGAACGCTGAAATCCCGTACCTGTGGCTTGAGGCGTTCGCTGATGGCCTGACCTACCGGCTGGCGCGCATCTGGAACCCACAGATTGCTGTGGCGCTGAAAGGGCAAGCGGACGAGAGCTATGACATCGCGGCGTTCCAGAACGTCGAGAACGTCAACACCTTCATCTCCCCGATGATCGGCGGGTACTTCAGGAACTGACCATGGGCTACGCATCAAGGGCCGGTCGCGCACGTACATCAGCCAGCAACCCGCAGGCCCATGCGATCTGTGACCGCTGTGGCGGGCGGTTCAACCATGTCGATCTGGCGTTCCAGTACGACTGGGCTGGCGCTAACCTGATCCGGAAGAACCTGCTGGTCTGCAGGCCCTGCATGGACCGCCCCCAGTCTCAGCTTCGTGCGATTGTCCTGCCGGGTGATCCGCCGCCAATCATGAACCCACGGCCCGAAAACTTCGTTAACGCCTCGACCGACTTCCGGGTCACGTCTGGGCTGAACGCGGTCAACTTCAAGACTGGTATCCCCGTGCCGGGCGGCGACTTCCGGATCACCGAGAACGACAGCAACCGCGTCACCCAGCAGACTGGCTTTGCCAACGGCAGCTTGAACCAGCGCCCCGGCACCGATCCGAATGCGCCCGGTGACAGCAACCCCGGTTTGCCGTATGGTAACACAACCGTTCCAGAGACAGGGCCGATCTGATGGCAAATATCCAAATCCCGAACCTGCCCGCCGTCACCGCCCTGTCAGGGGAGGAACTTTTTGAGGGCGTTCAATCTGGTTCGTCGGTCAAGATCAGCTTGGCGCAGATCGCAGCCGCGTCTGCCATTGGAACGCCCCTGTCTTTCCCGTTCCCCATCGCAATTGGCGGCACTGGTGCGACCACGGCCTCCGATGCCCGCACGAACCTTGGCCTTGGCACCATCGCCATTCAGGATGCGGACGCTGTCGTCATCACTGGCGGCAGCATCAACGGTACGACCATCGGCGGCATCACCCCTGCAGCGGGAACGTTCACCACCGGCACGTTTGGCGCTGGCACAGCCGGAGCGCCGTCGATCACGTTTTCGGGTGATCTGGACACCGGCATCTGGTCTCCGGCGGTAAACCAAGTTTCGATCTCCACCACGGGGGTTCAACGTTTTCTGGTAAACGGCGCTGGAAACGCATTTCTTCTGGCGGCTTCAACGGAAAGCCGAAGCCTCGAAATTGGCACGGGTCGCACCGGAGACGGCACAAGCCTTATCGATTTCGTCGGAGATGCCACGTACACGGATTATGGTCTTCGAATTCTTCGCGATGCTGGCGCAACTGGAAGCTCTCAAATCATCACTCGCGGTGGTGCTCTTTTGCTCTCCACGACTGAAGCTGCTCCCATTGTTATGCAGACCAATGGCGCAGAGCGCGTGCGGATCAACACCACCGGCGACGTAGGTATTGGAACAAGTTCTCCGAGTGCGAGGCTGAACACCAGCCAAAGCGTATCAGCCGCACTGACTTCTTCCATCATCCTGAACGGTGCATATTCAGCTGGCAACCTGAGCCACGGTGTCGGTTTTTCCATCAATGGCAACGCAGTATCCTCTGGTATCTACACCACAGATGGCGGTGGCCTTGGTGCAAACCTTGTATTTACTACAGCAACCAGCAGCACTGCCCCCACTAACGTCGAGCGTATGCGGATAAGCTCCATTGGCGATGTGGGCATCGGAACGAATTCAGTAACTCCTGTTTATGGAAGAACCGTTCAAATTGGTGACGGTACAACAACTTCAAGCATCAGTCTTATCGGGACTGGTGCTGGCACTATTGGCGATGTGTTTCTGGCATCAACTGGAAGCGAAGCAAGCCTCATCGCGCGGGCGTCCACGCCGCTAATTATTGGTGCTGGCGGTTCAGAACGATTTCGTGTTGGCGATTTAGGCCAGTGGGGAATTGGCGGTGCAAACTACGGCACGACCGGTCAGACCATCGTATCTGGTGGCGCTGGCGCTGCACCGGCGTGGGGCACCCTTGGGCTGGCCGGGGGTGGCACTGGGGTCACCACGGCACCGGCTGCGGCGGCTGTCCTGTACGGGTACACCACCACCGCCACGGCGGCTGGCACGACCGTCCTGACCAACACCAGCAGCCAGTACCAGTTGTTCACTGGCGTGACGACGCAGACTATCACGCTGCCGGTGACCTCCACCCTGACGACCGGCTGGACCTTCCACATCGTCAACAACTCCACCGGCAACCTGACGGTGAACTCGTCCGGCGCAAACCTCGTCGCCACGGTCCCCGCCAGCATGACCCTGATGGTGACCTGTATCCTGACAAGCGGAACTACCGCTGCTTCTTGGGAGTGGGGCTTCACCGACTTTGGATCGATCACCGGCACGGGTTCTGTTGTTTTGGGAACTGGTCCCACGATTACCGGCGGCGCTCTGAACGGTACGGTTGGTGCCACCACCCCGTCCACTGGTGCCTTCACCACCGTCACCGCCTCGACCAGCGTCCTGTCCAACGGCGCTGGCGGCATCGGGTACTCCACTGGTGCCGGTGTGGCTGTCACTCAGCTGACCAGCCGCACCACGCCCGCCCCGACGACCGGCAACAAGACGTCTGGTGCCATCACCCTGTTTTCGGCGGCTGGGGTGACTGCCTCATATACAACCTTCACCGTCCCAAACACGGCCATTGCGGTCACCGATACCGTAAGCCTTACGATCCGTGGCGGCACAAATACATATATTGCGGTGCCGTCTGGCATAGTTGCTGGGGTTTCGTTTTCGGTCTCTTTCGTCTCCCTTGTTGGCGTGGCCGTCGATGCGCCGATTATAAATTTCAACATAATCCGGGGCGTTTCAGCCTAGTTATCTAACCGTTCCGGAACAAATCGGAGCCTTGATGTGGAGAAGAAGAGGTTGAAGGACGTACTGGCCGACCACGCCAAGGACTGGACAACCTTGGCCCTAGCCGGGCTAGGGATATCGTTTTCTCCATATGAATGGGTAGGTGGCATTTTCCTTGCCATCGCCGGTGCTACGTTTGCCATGCGGTCGGAGCCTGAACAGGACCAGCGGGAGCTTTGGCTGGTGATACTGGGCGCGTTCCTCGCCTCGCACCTTGCCGGTATAGTCTCGCACCGAATGTTTCCGGGCTTCCCGGTGCAGGTTGCGATGTTCGCGGCTGGGTTCTTCTCCAGACGGCTCACTCGCTTCGCCCTTCGCTTCGCTGGAATGCTTGAGAAGAAGAGCGACAAGATCGCAGACAAAGTGATCGACACCTTCATTCCGGGGAAAGACGACGATGAGTGACCTGCCGTGGATGATCGAAGCCAAGAAGGTCATGGGTCTTCACGAAGACAGGGATCGCGCTGTTTTGGCCAAGTGGCTGAAGAGTGACGGCAAGACGCTGGGAGACCCGTCCAAACTGCCATGGTGCGGCGACTTCGTGGACACCGCCATCGAGCTTGCGCTTCCTGACGAGCCTCGCCCCGGCAAGCTGGGTGAGAACCCATACTGGGCGCTGAACTGGCTGCTGTTTGGCAAGGCTTGCAACCCCGCGTACGGTGCTGTGGTGGCTTTTGAGCGCCCCGGTGGCGGCCATGTCGGCTTTTTGGTGGGACAGGACGAGAAGCGGTTCTACGTCCTTGGGGGCAATCAGGGCGACACCGTCAGCGTCACGCCAATCGACAGGGGTCGCGCACGCGGATACCGCTGGCCCACAACCTACAAGGGACGTCCCGGCGACCTTCCGCAAATGAAGAGCGCCACGGCGTCGTCCAAAAACGAAGCATGATGCGGCACTGGTTTCTGATCGCAGCCCTGATCGGGGTGATACTGTCAGGCACCATTGGGTACGGTCTGGGGGTCAGGATTGAAACAGGTCGGGCTGCAGTGTCGCTGGCGAAAGCTCAGAAAGATGCTTTTCGTGCTGCAGAGATCGCCAGTGAGGCAGAAGAGAAACGGCTCAACGCGGAATTCCAGCGTGCCCAAGCAATGATCCAGCTGGAGGATGAGGCAAATGCGGATGTCGGTGCCAATCTTGTCTGCCTTGGCGTTGACAGCGTCCTGCGCCTCAAGAAGCGTTGAACCCATCTCGATACCGCAGCCACCCAGCCTCACAGCGCCCTGCGCAGCGCCCGTCAGCTTGCCGGACGGGGCCATGACGCAGGTCGAGGTGGAGAAGGCGTGGGGGCGCGACAGGTCGGCCCTGCGGTCGTGCGCTGAGCGGCATCAGGCACTCGCCAGCTGGCCCCAACTGGGATAGTATGCCGCAAAACGAGGTGATGCCGTGGCCGGACTGACCTACACAACCTACCTGAACCAGATCGCCCAGATGGCGGTGGTGGCCGTCAACGACGTGAACTTCTTGGAGATCGCGCCGTCCATGATCGATTACGCCGAGCTTCGCATCTATCGCGATCTCGATCTGATGTTCACCTCCACGTCGATCTATGGCCCCACCATCGGGCTGGCCGCCGGGAACAGAAACCTTACCTTCCCGATGACGCTTCCGGACAACAGCGGCTCCATCGTGGTGACAGAGCAGCTGAACTTGATCCTGCCGGTCGGGACGGACAACCCGGACGATCCGACTGCGTCCCGTGTCCCGCTTCTGCCGGTCACGAAGGAATTTCTGGACGCGGTGTACGGGTCGAACGCATCCGCCAACCGTAGCCAGCCGAAGTACTTTGCGCCGTTCAACGAGAACCTGTTCTTCGTCGGGCCTGTCCCTGACGCCGCGTACAGCGTGGAAGTGGTGGCGACGTACCGACCCAACACTCTGTCTCTGGCAAACAGCCCGACGTTCATCAGCCAGTACCTGCCCGATCTCTTCATCATGGCATCGATGATCTACATCTCTGCGTACCAGCGGAACTTTGGCCGCCAGTCCGACGATCCGCAGATGGCACAGAGCTACGAGGGGCAGTACAAGGCCCTCCTCAGCGGCGCTGCGGTCGAGGAAGCCCGCAAGAAGTTCGAAGGACCGGGCTGGACGTCGCAGTCCCCAGCACCGGTCGCCTCGCCGACAAGGGGATAAGACATGCCGCACGCGTCACTGAAGCTGATCCCCGGCGTCGATCAGAACCGTACCCCCGCGCTGAACGAAGCTGCGATCTCCGAAAGCAACCTGATCCGGTTCGTTCCAGATCGGAATGGCACTGCCCTGCCCCAGAAGCTTGGTGGATGGACGAAGTTTCTGTCTCTGCCGCTCACGGACACGGTCAGGGCGCTGCATGCTTGGGCCGATACGAACAGCAATTCGTTCTTGGCGATGGGTGCTGAGGATGGGGTTTTCACCAGCGAAAGCGCAGGGGCGATCCTGAACCGATCTCCAATGTACTACACCGCAAACCCCATCGTAGACGTCGACACGGTGAGTGGGTCATCGTCGGTCACGGTCAACGATATCGGATCGTTTGTGACATCGTACGATGCTATATACATCGTGACACCGATCAGCGTCGGCGGCCTGATCCTGTCCGGCTTCTACAAGACCACGGCGTTCAACGATGATGCGTACCTGATCAATTCCGTAAACATCCTTGGCGCATCCGTTCCTGCGACGGCCCCTGCATCTGGTGGCGTCGTTCCGGAGTTCGACACCAGCACCGGAGACATCAACGTCCTCGTTACACTGCCAAACCACGGCCTCACGGCTGGTTCGACATTTGCCATCCTGATCTCGACCACGGTCGGCGGCGTGACCCTGTACGGCAACTACGTCATTCAGGAAACGCCAGCTGTAACCGCCAACACCTTCGTCATCGCCGCTCCATATGCAGCAACCTCCACGGCCTCTGTCTTCATGAATGGAGGCAACGCCCGGATCATCTACTACACCGGCCAGCAGGCGGTTCCTCCACCGGTGGGATATGGTGCCGGTTTCTATGGATTTGGCGGCTTCAGCGGCGGGTCGTTCGTCGGCGGGCGCACTTACATCCCGACTTCCATAACCATGGTGGGAACGGTCGCCACGGCCACGGTGCCGACCAGCGTCTACCTCACGCCCGGATCGGTAATCACCATCGCTGGCACCACCCCAGCCGGGTACAACGGCACGTGGGCGGTGACGTCCGCCACGGCTGGCACATCCTCCAGCACCTTCACCTTCACCATCCCAACAACGCTGGGCGTGCAGACGGTCGCCGGGACGCTGAAGGTCAACCGGTGGGCGTTTGAAGGCACGACAGACTGGTCCCTCGACAATTGGGGCGAATACCTTGTGGCGTGTCCGCACATGGGGTCGATCTTCTATTGGAACACCGCCAGCGGCTCAGACCACTGCGACATCATGCCGAACGCCCCGTTGGTGAATGAGGGCATGTTCATCTCGATGCCAGAGCGTCAGGTCATTGCCTACGGATCGACCTTCAACGGCATCCAAGACCCGCTTCTGGTCCGCTGGTGCGACGTGGGGAACTTCTCCAGCTGGGTCGGCACTGTCACTAACCAAGCCGGTTCGTACCGCATTCCCAAGGGGTCTATGATCGTCGGTGGCCTGCAGGGGCCTCAGCAAAGCTTGCTGTGGACCGACATCGCGCTCTGGTCGATGCAGTACATCAGCCAGCCGTTCATCTACTCCTTCAACGAGATCGGCACCGGCTGCGGTCTGGTGGGTCGCAAGGCTGCCTCAACCATGTCGGGCGTCGTCTATTGGATGTCCCAGAGCCAGTTTTTCCGCCTGTCCAGCGGCGGCCCGGAGCCAATCCAGTGCCCGATCTGGGACGTGATCTTCCAAGACATCGACACGGCATACTGGCAGAACGTACGATGCGCTCCCAACAGCAGGTTCGGGGAAGTGTCGTGGTTCTACCCGACGACCGGTTCCGGCGGCGTCCCCACAAAATACGTCAAGTACAACACGCTGACAGGCCAGTGGGACTTTGGAACGCTTGCCCGCACGGCTTGGATCGACCAGAGCGTCTTCGGGCCGCCCATTGGCGCTGGCAGCGACTTCTTCATCTACCAGCACGAAACGTCCCCTGACGCTGACGGCCTGCCGATGAACTCCAGCTTCAAGACTGGCTACTTTGCCCTTGCTGAAGGGGACGAAAAGACGTTCCTCGATCAGCTGTGGCCAGACATGAAATGGGGGTATTACAACGGCATTGCCAGCGCCGACGTCTCCATCACGTTCTACACGACCGACTATCCGGGCCTGCCGCCCACGGTGCATGGGCCGTATCTGGTTACCCAGTCCACCGACTACATCACACCAAGGATCAGAGCGAGACTGATCGCCATCGAGATATCCAGCAATGACGTCGCCTCGTTCTGGAGACTTGGAAATATTCGATACCGCATTCAGCAAGATGGGAAGTTCTGATGTCTTCGATCTCTGATATCCTCACAGCTGCGAAAAACATCGTGACGGCCATCAATGGTCTGGGCCAGACATACCTTCAGGTATCCGGGTCTCGCGTCTCAAGAGAGATCAGCACGGCGACGCTCGTCCTAACCGGTCAAGGCAGGCTGGCCAGAGTTGTCGTCACGACAGCCGGTGCGGTCGGTTCCATCTATGACGCATCCGTATCGTCCGCCACCGCCCCGAAAATCTTTGTCATCCCAAACATTGTTGGGGTCACTGAGGTCAAAATCCCAGTCGAGAACGGAATTGTGGTCACGCCCGGAGCCGGGCAGGTCGTCACCGTCAGCTATTCGTGAGGTCACCATGAACGACACTGTCATCAGCAATGCGGTCGATCTGGCGCGCGGCGGGAAAACGAAGACCAAGACCCACAAGGGGCCGATCCACAGCAGTGTGGCTGGTCGGACAGACCACCTGCCTATGCATGTGGCATCCGGTTCGTACGTGATCCCAGCAGACATCATTTCCGCCATGGGCGAAGGCAACTCCATGGCTGGGTTCAAAGTGGCGAAGAACATTTTCTCAGCCCCCGGCCCCTATGGGCAATCCACAGGCAGTCTTCCGTACGGTGCAAGCGGCATGCCCTATGGCGTCCCGTCTCCGAAGAAGGCGGCTGGTGGTGACGTCGGGTACGAACTTCTGAAGAAGGTTGCCTTCAGCGGCAGTGGCAACGGGACGTCCCTCGCTGCACCGGCACCGGCTGCGGCAAAGCCGTCCCTTGGCGGCATCATGGGTGGCTCACGCCCGCAGGCGCAGGCACCAGCTGCAAAGACTGAACTGAACGACATGTACACCCCGTACAGCCAGAGCTACGCCGCCGGTGGCGCTACGGATGCCGTGCCTATCGTGGCCGCCGGTGGTGAGTACGTGATCCCACCAGAAGACGTGATGCATCTCGGCAGCGGGGACATCGACCACGGGCACAAAATCCTTGATGTCTTCGTGAAGAAAATGAGAGAAAAGACCATCAAGACCCTGCAAGGGCTGCCGGGTCCGAAAAAGGATTAGCATTATGGAAATCGAAGTTCGGACTGGCGTCGTCGATGATTTTGACGAGGTCATGCGTCTCGCCATCGAGGCGACAGAGGAGAACGCGCTCACCTCTCCGGACATGGGTAAGCTTGCATCGCCGATCTACGGCGTCCTGAGCAAGCAAATTCCCGGCATCATCGGGGTCATCGGCCCGGTCGGGGGCGGTCTTGAGGGGGCAATCCTGCTGAACATCGGAGAGATGTGGTACAGCAAGGAACAGATCATCGAGGAAAAGGCTATTTTTGTTGACCCGCAGTTCCGATCCGCCAAAGGTGGCAGGGCCAGAAAGCTTGCGGAATTCGCGAAGCAAGTATCGGATGCACTCCAGCTTCCCCTCTCCATCGGGGTTCTGTCCAGCAGCCGCACAGCTGCTAAGATGCGCCTTTACGAGCGTGTATTTGGTGAACCGTCGGGTGTGTACTTCCTGTACGGAGCAAAAACTGGTATGACTGGCAAAACCTGAATGGGGAACGGCTGTGGGTAAGAAAACTTCAACGACCACTTCTCAGGTTCAAATCCCACCTGAGGTGATGGCGCGCTACAACGCGGTCAACACTCGGGCTGAGGAAGTGGCGGCCAAGCCGTTCCAGAAGTATGGCACTGAAGCCAGCGATTTTGTCGCACAGATCAACGAACAGCAGCGGGCGGGCATCAACAACGTCAACGCCGCTGCTGGCGCTTACCAGCCGTATATCAATGCAGCCACCGGTGCCACCGTCGCCGGTATGGATGAAGCCAACGCTGGCGAACTCGACATCAGCAAGTACATGTCGCCGTACATCCAGAACGTGGCCGACACGACCAGCGCTATGATAGCGCAGGAGAACGAGCGCGCGCAGTCCGGAAATCTCGGCACTGCCATCAGTTCTGGTGCCTTCGGTGGGGACAGGGCTGGCATCGCTGCAGCAAACCTGTCGCAACAGCAGAACCTTGCTTACGGCAAGACCATGGCAGACATCTACAATCAAGGCTACACGCAGGCCGTTGGCACCGCTCAGCAGCAGCAGGGCGTGAACCTCAGCGCAGATCAGGCCAACCTCGCCCGCCTGACCGCCGGTGGCGCGCAGCTGGCCGGTCTGGGCACCACGGCACAGCAAGCTGGCCTTGCTGGTGCTGAGGCCCAGATCAACGCTGGTACGCTGGAGCAACAGACCGAACAGGCTGGCAAGACGGCGCTGGTCAACCAGTTCATGCAGGAGCAGGGCTACCCGTTCCAAGTGGCCCAGTTCCTCGCGAACATCGCCACCGGCACAGGCGCTCTCTCCGGCTCGACCACGGCCACCACGCAGCCCGCACCGTTCTTCTCGGATCGCCGCCTGAAGCACGACGTCAAACGCATTGGCAAGACCGACGACGGCCTGCCGATCTACAGCTTCAAGTACAAGGGCGACGAGAAAGAGCAGACCCACGTTGGCTTCATGGCCGACGAGGTGGAGCAGGTCAAACCGGAAGCTGTCGGCGTCCACCCCACCGGTTACAAGACCGTCGACTACGAAAAGGCCACCGAGAAAAACAGCATGGGTGGCGGCGTCTCTCCGCAGCGCTCAGGTGAGGCATTCGCTGATGGCGGCGTTGCTGGTCCGTACGGGTCTCCAGCAAACTCCCAGCCGAACTTTGGTGGGTACGTGCCGCAGGCCAATCTTCCGGTTGGTGAACTGATCGTGGCCGACCCGGCCTATGCAACCAATGCACAGAAATCCATGGCCCAGCAGCTGGCGTCTCTGGCAAGCCTTGGAGAGAGCGCTCAGGAGATTGAGGGCACGTGGAACTGGGCAAAAGACAAGTGGGGCGCTGAAGGCAAGAAGGAAGCTGTTGGAGGGGGAGAAACTGGACGCGGCGTGTCCGCGCAGGCCTATGGCGGTGCCGTCGGTGCGCAATACCTCAAGCCACAGCAAGGCGGCGTGGCCCCCAACAGCGAGAAGAGCTACCTGACCGACACGCTGGCCAGCCAAGACAAGAGCGACAAGCCAAGGCTGGACGCTCCTCCGGGCGGCGGTGGCGGCGGCTCCAGCCCGGCTGGTGACATCGCAGCTCTCGCCAAGGTCGGCCTTGCCATCGCAGGTATCCCCATGCCCTTCCGGTATGGCGGCGCTGCAGGATATGCTGATGGCGGGTCTCCGATGAGCGACGAGGAGCGCATGCGTCGCCTCAAAGAAATGGAACCCCGCGCCGCCACAGGGCTTCTTCCTTCTGGGCGCGTTCCAGAAGCTGACAGAATTGGCGCTCCGATTTCTTACCCATCAGGCGTCGCAATGAAGAGCGATTGGCAGGATGCGCCCACGGTAAATCCACTTCAGTACAGCCAAGAAACTGGAATGGTTCGCGACCCAGACACGAAAAAATATCTCTATGATGACCGCAGGGCATACAGAAACCCTGCTGGCGGCATAGAAATTTCGCAAGGGGACGAACTGAGCGCTGCGCGCAGAGACATCGATGCTTCCCAAGAGCGCCTGAGACAGCAGGCAGAAAACGTTGACGTACCGGCTGCAAGGTCAGCTTACGACGAAGCTGCCAAAAGAATTCTTGAGAGGAACCAGTATGCGAACCCTCAAGAAATTCTGACCGATGAGTACAAGGCCGTGCAGGACGCAGAGGCTGAGGCTCAACGCCTGCGCCTCTTTGAACCTATTTCTGGTCGCCGTGGTTACGAACCTCCGATGTTCAGCGGTGCTGGCGTCGTAGGGAATGCTGAAGGGAGAATGCTCTCTGGAACGGGCCTCATACCTGCAGCTGGGACGCCATTTGAGCCGATCAGGCAGGCAGCCGGGACACCGTTCTATCTGGAACCCCGACAGGCTGCTGGCACGCCCTTCCCAGAAAGAGGCCTGATCGGTCCGCAGCCCCTGCAGGCCGCTGGAACCCCGTTCCCACTCAGGGAAGCGGCGGGCACGCCATTCCCGCTTCGGCAGGCCGCTGGTACGCCGCTCCCGATGTCCCCCCTTGCGTCGTCCCCGCGCCCCGTGGCGCGTCCGGAAGGCTTGGGTGTTGCGGCTGTCGAACAGCCCGTTGAGCGCGCACCCACTGGTGTTGTCGCGCCGCAACCCAAGATGGGACCGGTTGTTCCTTATGGCAAGCAGCTGGACTTCATCACGTACGAGCTTCAGAAGCCCGAATACAACGCATATCCTGCACAAAAATACGCAACCCCCGGTCAGGCTGCCATTGCTTTTGATGAAATCTACGAAAAGTCAGGTGGTCAAGGAAACGACATCGCCGTTGCGAACGCTGAGGATATCTACAGCGCAGCGCAAAATGGAGACCTGTCTGGGTTCCCGCCGAACGTTCAGCAGGCGTACCAGCACTTCATCGACAACGGCATGGACCCCATCCAAGCGTCTGGTGCGACTGGCCGCCTGATGGTCGAGAGCTATGCACACATGGACCCCAACGCCAGAAACACACTTGGCGGTGGAAACGGAACCTACGGCATCGCTCAGTGGCGCGGCGACCGCATGGAAGAGCTTGCCAGCTTTGCCGGTGTGCCTATGGACGCAATTACTGGTGCTCCGATCTCCACGCCTGAAGGGCGGTACTTCCCGAGCGGCGGTGTGGGCGCTGGCGCATCCCTCAGCACAAGAGGGCAGCGCGAACCCCAAGAGGGTGGCCTTGGTCGCGGCATGCTAACGCCGGACAAGCCATACGAGGACCGCACCACTGTTGGAAAAATGTTCTACAACGAAGACGGAACCCTGAACAAGAACGCGCTTCTCTCCCTTGCTTCTGGCATCGGCGGGATGCTGTCTTCGCCCAGCCAGTTCTTCCTGCCGTCTCTGGGCCTCGGCCTGCAGGGCTTTGCTGGAACCTATGCTGGCCTTGAGAAGCAGGCTGCTGATATCGGTCTGACAAAAGCCCAAGAGCGCCAAACGCAGGTCTTGGCTGACAAAGATCGCTTCATCGAGTTTTCAAATGGCCGCGTCCTTGTCAACTTTGGGGATGGAAGGCCAGCTGTCACGCTGCAAGACTACCTTCGCAGCCCTCAGGCCTACTCCACGGGCGACCCACAGCTTGATCAAAGGATCATGGAGGCTGCGCGGGATCAGGCTGCGTCGAGCGGCATTACGGTTGGTGGCTCCACCGAAGCACCGACCGGTGTACGCTTCAGCGATAGCTCTCGGAACATCATCGACCAGCAGAACGAGTATGTTTCGAGCGATGTTGGCTTTGGTGCGTACGGAACAAATACGGCGGAGGCTGCGAGGCTGGTACAGGAAGCATCCAATCTCGGAATGTCCGCGATGAACGGAAAGGCTTCCAGCAACGAGCTTGCCAAGACCGTGGCGGGGGCGATTGCGGCTGGAGATTTTGGAAGCCTTCAGGGTCAAACGACGATCCTTGAAAACATCCTGAGGCCGCTGAATGCTGTCCTTACAACTGCTGGGATAGAAGAAATCACGCCGATCAATGGCACCATCACCAGCCAGCAAATCCTTGACAAGCTGGGCATAATGCGTGCTGGCGCGATGACGCCAGAGCAGCAGCGTGCAGCATCCGTTTTTGAGAGGTTTGTTGAAACGAACCCGACACTTCAGATGACTGAAGATGCCGCTGCTGAGATAACGTCCGCCCTGCAGATGTCCCACCAAATGGATATCGACAGAGCGCAGTATTTCAACTTCCTGCAGAGCCGGTTGCCTGCAGGTTACAACCCGTACGCCTTGGCCGAAGGCTTCAACAGGGAGTACACAGAGACCCTGCAGCAAGAAAAAAGCCAGCTTTCTGAACTCTACAAAATGGCCGCCGACACGACACCCATGAACAATGGGCGCACGCGCGGTGAGATCGTCATGGAGTTCATGAAGGATGTGAACTCAGGGGCTTTGGATCAGGCGACGGCTCAGGAAATCCTCACCGGTCTTCTGAAGCAACAGAACATCGATGCGTCTCCGATACTGGCGCGTTGGTTTATCAGGGGGACTTGAGTTGGCCGATCTGGACTGGAATGCGCCCACCGGCGCGAAATCGGATAGCATCCGCTCCAAGTACCCTGAAATCTTCGGAGGCGGCGCTGCAGCCCCTACGGCTGGTCCGCCACCCCCACCCCCTCCGCCGCCGGGCGGCGATACCGCTGTGGTCGAGACGCCCGTTCCCGCTCCCTCTGCCTCCGCCCCCGCTTCTGCCGTTGCGGCCCCAGCTAGCCTGCCTAGCGGAGAGTACTGGAAGCTGGTAGCCTCCAATGTACCTGAGGGCCTTGAGAGACTTGGTTCCGGCCTCGTTCAAGCGGGGCAAAGCCCAATTGAGACCGCGAAGGCCATTGGCGGACTTGGCGCTGACCTCGCTGTCGGAATGGGATCAAAAGCTATAGACGCGGTCGGAAACGCGACAGGCTACGGCCCCATCCTTAATCAGGAAACTAAGGGCGCGCGCGAGGATGTAGCTGACGCTGCATTCGACTATTATAAGAAAAGTTATTTTTCCGGACCAGAGGCGTTCTGGAACAAGCTTGCTGAAGACCCTGTGTCTGTAGGACTTGACGTGGCTACGATTGCGCCTGTCATTGGCCCAGCCAGTCGCGTCGCAGGCCTCGGAAAGTTGGGAACAGCAGCCGGGAAGGTTGCCGCATTGGGAGACCCACTGAACGTTGCCATGCAGGGCGCTAAGCTTGGCGTGAAGGCCGTAACAAGGCCAGCCGGTGCTATTGCGCGGTATCCGCAGGCCGTTGCCGCTGGAACCCCCTTGCAGGCTCTCAAGATCGCAGGTCAGACTGGAAGATCGTCAGACCCCGCTGCGCGCCAAGCGTTCAAGTCTACCATGCAGGGCAAAGCTGAACCCAGAGAGATAGCGAAGACCGCTGTTGCCGCCATGGAGGAAAAGCGCAGGGCTGCCAGCGATTTCTACACATCCAAAAAATCTGAGCTTACCACTCAGGAACTCCCCATGGGGGACATCAGAGGCGCAATTGGCAGCGCCATGACCCAACTCAATAAGTACGGAACACGTACAAGCTCCGAGCAGGTTGCAGCGCTCCAGAAGATGGATGATATGGTTGCCAAGTATGAGGCACACCCCGATCCATCATCCCGCACTGCGGTCGAACTCGACCTTCTTAAACGAGACCTGCACGACGTCGTTGAGCAGCTTCCGCCGTCTGACCGTGGCGCTCTCGCCGCCATTCCTCGTTCCGTCAAGGAGACCATTTCGAAGGTCGATCCCACGTACGCCCAGATGATGGACTACTGGCGCGACTGGATCGGAAAGATGCGGGACATGCAGTCCACGCTGGGGACTGGTGACAGGGTCTCAGAGACTGCCAGACTTGCAAAGCTGATGTCCACCATGAAAAGCGGCGAGAAGCTGAACCTCCTGAAAGAACTGAAGGACACCCCGTCCGGAAAATATCTGACAGAGATGATTGCTGGCGCAGCTTTCAGGGACATCATGCCCCCAGCGATGCAAGGTTTCGGCCTTGGGGTTCTTGGCCCAGTTCTGGCTGGTGGCCCTCACGGCATCGCTATTGCAGCTGGAGCATCGCCACGGCTTGCTGGTATGACCCAGTATGGGATGGGTCGTCTGGAGGGGGCTGTGAATGCAGTTCCGAAGGTGCCTGCGGCGGTAACGAACGCGATGTACCAGACCAGCGGAGATCGCATGGGCCGCAAGGCCGGTGGGCGCGTGGGCGGGCACGAAGCTGCGGCTGACCAGTTGGTGCGGGCTGCGGAACGTGCTAAGAAAGACCTTGGGCGATCCACGGAGCCACTCCTCAGCCAATCTGACGATGCTGTGGCGCACGCGCTTGAGGTGGCGAACAGGAGTATCTGATGGCGACGACGAACAAGGGTCTGACCCAGCCGCCAATCGGCTCCTCCGGGTGGGGCCTTCCGCTGAACGAGGATTTCAGTGACATCGACCAAGCTTTTGGCGGTGTCACTTCGATCAACGTCACCGGCGTTACGGCGACACCCGTCGTCCTGACCTTGGATCAGTACCAGAGCCTGACGATCATATTCACCGGCACGCTGACGGCCAACGTGACCTACCAGCTGCCATCCGGGGTCGGTGGCCGATGGATCGTCCAGAACAACACGACCGGGGCCTTCTCGATCACCATGGCGTCTCTGGGTGGGGGCACCACGTTCCCGGCTGTGGCTGGATACACCAACTTCATCGCCGACGGCACCAACTGCGTGGGAAGCTTCGGCGGGACACCAACTGGCATCATCGCGATCTGGTCAGGCTCCGTGGCCACGATACCCATGGGGTGGCTGCTCTGTGACGGAACGAACGGCACGCTCGACCTTCGGGACAAGTTCATCGTCGGTGCGGGCGGAACCTACGCTGTGGGAGACACGGGTGGCTCAAATACCTTTACTCTGACAAACGCTCAGATGCCTTCGCACACGCACACTGTAGCTGGTGCAACTGCAGCTGGTGGCATTCACGCCCACAACATAAACGACCCCGGTCACGCGCATACCTACGATTACCCGTCGTTTCAATTTGGTGGCGTCACGCAGCCGGGGAACGCAGGTTACGACGCCCAAGATACCCAAAGCACCTCAGTATCAGGCACCGGGATATCCATTGTGACCGGTGGCGCGCACCAGCACACTTACAGCGGTACTACGACTTCCATCGGCGGCGGCACCGCCCACGAAAACAGGCCGCTGTTCTACGCGCTCTGCTACATATCCAAGATTTGAGGGGCGAGAAATGGCAACCGCAAACAAGGGATTTGTCCAGCCCGCTCTCGGTTCCATCGGCTGGGGCCTGCCCCTGAACGACGATTTCGGTGGCATAGATGCGGCCTTCGGAAGCGTCACCACGCTCAGCGTGACCGGGCAGACGGCAACACCGATTGTCCTGACCTTGGCGCAGTACGTCAACATGACGATCAAATTCACAGGCGTTTTGACCGCCAACGTGACCTATCAGCTTCCCGCAGGGGTCGGCGGCCAATGGGTTGTGCAGCGCGCCACCACGGGTGCCTTCACAATCACTATCGCCTCCCTTGGCGGCGGAACCTCCAAAATCCTCGATGCGGATTTTTCCGACATCGTCTGCGACGGCGTTGACTGCGCGGGAAACTTCGGGAGCCTGCCGTCCGGATCGATCATGATCTGGTCAGGCTCTCAGGCGACGATCCCTGTGGGGTGGTTGCTGTGCAACGGTACGCTTGGAACACCAGACCTTCGGGACCGCTTTGTGACTGGCGCTGGCTCGACCTATGCCGTGGGCGGTACGGGTGGCGTCACAACCGTAACCCTGACGCAGGCTCAGACACCCGCTCACGTACACAGCTTCAGCGGCAACACCAATACGGACGGCGCTCACGTCCACAATATAACCGATCCGGGGCACACACACACGTACGCGACAAAACTTGGCACCGCAGGGGGTATTCCGTTTGGGTCAGATTGGGATAGCGCTCTCACATCGGGGACAGGCGGAGCTTTTACAGGGGTAGGCATACAAAACAGCGTCTCCCACACCCATACCTTTACAACCACGTCCACCCCCATCGGTGGCGATGGAAGCCATGCCAACCTGCCGCCGTACTACGCGCTCTGCTACATCTATAAGATTTGAGGGGCACGCCATGCCAACAGCAAACAAAGGCCTGAACCAGCCGGTCATCGGAAGCACGGGGTGGGGCACACCCCTCAACGACAACTTTGGGTACATCGACGATGCCTTCGGGGGCGTGACAACGATCAACGTGACTGGCGTGACCGCGACACCGGTTGTCCTGACGCTGACCCAGTACCAGAAGCTGATCATCAAGTTCACTGGAACCCTGACAGCCAACGTGACCTACCAACTGCCAGCTGGCGTTGGCGGGAAGTGGG